AGTCGTTTGGACTAACAGTAAATAAATGGGCGTTGACAACAGCGCCCATTTATGTTATAATATTAACTTATTAACACACAGGAGCGTGTATGACTAAAGGGTATAGAGTTTTGAGTTTAGAGACTGCAGGTGCTGACAAGGGCACTGTAAAGAGCCTTGAACAATTGGCTGTTGAGAAGAACTTGACAGAAACAGATGACGAGATCATGACTCGTTTGGCTGAACGCTTTGACATCTTAGAAGACATGACACGTGCCGTAAAGAAGGGTGACGTTCGTGCTATGATCGTCACAGGCCCTCCGGGTGTGGGCAAGAGCTTTGGCGTGGAAAAAGTACTAAGCAAGCATGATGTGTTCGCAGACATTGCAGACGATCAAAAGCTGAAGAAGTATGAAGTAGTCAAGGGTGCTATGAGTGCCATTGGTTTGTACTCTAAGCTATACGAGTTCTCAGACAAGAAGTCAATACTGGTCTTCGATGACTGCGACTCAGTACTGTTAGATGACTTGAGCTTGAACATTTTGAAAGCCGCATTAGACAGCTCAAAGAAGCGTATGATCCATTGGAATACGGACAGTCGTCTATTGCGTAGCGAAGGTGTACCTAACTCATTCGAGTTCAAAGGCGGTGCTATCTTTATTACCAACATCAAGTTTGATCACGTTAAGAGCAAGAAGCTTAAGGATCACTTGGAAGCCTTAGAGTCACGCTGTCACTATCTAGACTTGACTATTGATACAGAGCGTGAGAAGCTCCTACGTATACGTCAAGTGGTCAGAGACTGTGGTATGCTTGATGACTACGATCTTAGTGATGAAGCTAAGGTAGAAGTAGTGGACTTTATTAATGCTAATGCTAAACGTATGCGTGAGCTCAGCTTGCGTATGGTGCTTAAGATAGCAGACCTACGTGCTAGCATGCCGCGTAACTGGGCCCGTGTAGCAGAGCTCAGCTGTATGCGTAGCGGCCGTTAACGTTTAGCCTACCCGGAGGGGCGCTGTGTATGTGCTCCGGGGGGATCCTCTAAGCCCTAAGTCCGATTCGCTCCCGGCATGCTTAGAGGATTTTTTTTGAGGTGGTCGGGGTTATAAAAATAAAAAAATATTTTCGGTGGGGTGGGGTTATATAAATTAATTATTGTTGTTGCGCTACAACAGCGTAGTCCAACAACCCCAGTGGTGCAAAATCACCAGGCCAGTGGAAAAATACCCGTATATTAAATTTTTTACGCGAATCCTCGTGCTAACTCTCTAGGACCCATTCGGGGCAGTATATTAGTGTGTTTTCTTTAACGAAGTCCGGCCCAATAAGGGCGGCCGTTTACGGCCTTGATGATATATAATAATATGAATAGAATAGAACACAATGGACACGAGTACGAATACGATGCAGATTTTGATGTATTTAGGCGTGTGCCAGAACCACATGAGTTTACACACATGAGCCAGTTTGGATGGATATACTTTAGCATCATTGCTCTAGTCATAGGCTACTTTGTCACACGATGAAATCCATTACTTATAATGATCGTAACTATACTCGCTTTTGGGCATGGTTCCCTACACGCAGTACACAAGGTTGCCTACTATGGCTACAACGCTATTACATCCGTCCCGGATCGAATGGGCAAGGCGTTATCTTAAGCCACAGGGACATGCTAACGGACAGTCAAACCAACTCCTAGTCCCACATGCTACGAAAGCCAGCTCTAGCGTGTATGGCAGTCCAGCAGACTTCGCATGTAAATTCAAAGTGATCTCTAATCTTACGCACAGTGGGATGTGCTGTTTTTGTCACCACTTGATCAAAGCAAGCAGTGCCCATGTCAACATAATAACTACTCTTAATACCACGCCGTTCCATCAGTTCTGGAAATACAGCACGAGTAAACCAACATTCATTACCCAATGAGATATATTGCTGTACAGTACGCACAGTCATGAATTGTTCTGCGTATGAGGGTTGGGGTTGCCAATTGGGCTTTGAGACATGATCTGCCAATACCATTGTACAGTAGTTAACTATGTCTTCTGGTAGAATCCAACCTTGACGATCACAGCAGTCAACCAACAGCTGACGGATCATGGGAGTGCTTGTTTCATGCATATGAATATTTATAAAACTACCATGGGGCCACTCATTCTGTGGTTTGAAATTTTTGCGCGAAATTTTTCTATAATCGCACTAGACCCATTCGGTACAGTTAAATACTTGTTACTACAAGGAGCGATGGTATGCAGGCATTAGAACGTGTTGAACTTGAGGTAACAGAAGAAGAACTAGCAGAGTTAGCAGGCTGTTCAGCTGATATGGTAGGTGAGTACATTATAGATCGTATACACGACTATTGCGACAGCCTAGACGCTCTAAAACTCAATCCCGAAATCATGATGGCCGCACTACTACAGGTCTACTGTGATAGAGCCTGCGACTATGGTGATCGAAGCATCTATACAGAACAGTTGGAGTTTGCTCTAGAAGATGAGTGGGAAGAGCATATAGTACACTGATATAAAGACTTTTTAAATATAGAAATAGGTGCTGAGTTAATGCACCTATTTTTTTGCTTTTGACCGCTCCGCGGCTTCGCCGCTACGGACTCTGGGGCCTTAGATGCCTGCCGTATCACCGTTATAGAAATAAAGGCCAGTGCCGTCATTACTAAATGCACCGCCCGCATAACTCCATTGTAGTGCCTGTCCACCTGCACCACCGTTATTACCAGTTATGTATCTAATGGGATAATAGACTCCAGCCTGTAGTAGAATGTTGCGGCTGTAGCTGTAGCTCTGCCCTCTTAGTCCGGGCTGTGCAATAACGGCATTGCTAGTGGTATAGCCCGTGGCGGCAGTGGAGCCAAACCATAGATAGCCCGCATCATCTGAACTTATGCCAAATCTATATACACCTGTATTGGCAGGTAAAAAGTAACCCGCATAGTAATAACTGGTAGTAACTGTAGATAGTGTTGAGTTAATGTTACTGGTAGGGCCCGTGGCAGTTGGTGATGTAAAGAAGTTAACGTCTTCATTCCAATAGCCAGTTTGTGTATACTGATAAAGTCCAGCCACAGGATAGATTGTTCCTCTAACAACTATGGCATCAATTTGAAAACTATCTAAAGATGTAGAGCCAAGATCAATTCTAATGCCAGTGATAATGTTGTCTGTCCAATCGGTTCCACCTGCAGTCAATGTTCGCATGTCCACTGTTATCCACTGAAATGCGCCACCATAGGTTGGTTCAGTCATCTGAGCATAATATGATGCGCTTTCGCCATGCCCGCCAGTGGTATAAAATATCTTTCCATCCCAGCCTGTACCCGCTGTTCTTAACAGTCTAATCTGTACATAGGGATATTGACTACCGCTAAAGCTAACAGTACGTCTTATGATAGGATCTATACTAGATGATGTAACTGTAAGATATGTAGAACCATTGGTCAATGTTGCACCAGCGGCGGTGAATGATTCTGCAGTATTGGTAAAATCATAATAGAAAGGTGCTGCCGCTGTAGTTACTGCGCCACTACCTACTATGGCAAAATTGTTTCTATGCCAAAGAGCCGGTCTCATTAGGCAAATCCTGTTACTAGGCTGGCATAGTAGGTTGTGCCTATGTAACTGATAGTCAACATGTCTATGGCGTTGGCCGCTGTGCTCAGTGTTTTAAATCCGCCAGCAAACTTCATAGTGCTGGTCAATGTGTAGGGTCCACCACTAGCTGGTTGTGTGATAATCAGAGTTAAACTCTGTCCCGTTACTGGACTTGCTAATGCGTTCAGTGTAATGCTACCTGTTAGGGTAATGGTCTGCACGTTACCGTTGGCCACGTTTGGTGTTATAGTGCCGGTTGTGGCACCTGCGGCATATATGGTGTCACGTAGTTCTTTGGGTGTAAACGCACCTGCGCCGCTCAGTGTTGCCGCAACCGTTGTGCCACCGTACCATAAGAACTGTTGACCGGTAGTTGCTACACTGCTCCACATCGTACCACTTTCAATACCAATTGCATAGTCAACTGCGGCAGCACCCACTTGTGGATATAATACAAGTTTTGTGCCGGCACTGCGAGTAGTAAATGCCGGAGCCGCAACTCCGCTGGCCACAAAGTCAATACGAGCATTAGTGGCATTGCTGAGGTATATGGTTCCACCGCCGTCTGCTGTAGTAGATTGAAAAGTTGTTGTAAATCTGTTACTAGCACTGATAGTAGTAAACGCACCAGTGCTTGCTGTTGTAGCACCAACGCTCATGTTGTTAATAGTACCAGCAGTAGTTGGTCCAATAGTTACTGTACCAGAACCTGTTGGGCTTAGTGTAACAGCACTGGTACTGGCTGAGTTAACTGTCAGTATGGTAAACGCACCAGTGTTAGGTGATGTGCTACCAATAGCCGGTGGACTTGCTAAACTTAGTGTACCGCCCAGTGTTATGTTGCCCGAACCGGTAACTGTACCAGACAAGCTAAGACCACTTACGGTACCAGTGCCAGTTACTGAAGTTACTGTACCACCAGTAGCACCCGAAACTGCGGCAAATGCAAACGATGATCCGTTCCATGTCAAATATGTTCCTGCTGTTACAGGTGCTACAACAAATCCGCTGGTATCAATACCAGTTTGTACGTGAAGTCTGTTGGCAGCGCCGCCTGCTAAGTTTGTTGCTGTAGTGGCTGATGCTACTGTACCCCATGCAATACCACCCGCTGTGGTATATTTTAAATAGGTTCCGTCTGCAGGGGCGGCAACAAATGCTGTGGTATCTAGGGCAGATTGATAGGGCAATCTATTGGCTGCGCCACCTAATAAGTTAGTGGCAGCACCCGCTGTAGTTGCACTAGTTGCAGAAACTGCGGCGCCCGCTGTTAAACTGCTGGCTGTACCTGAAAAGTTTGTTCCTACAAATGTCGGACTAGCACCTGATGCCACATTTTGATTTAGTGTACGACTAGCACCTGATATAGTCAGTGTAAATGTTCCGTTATTAACACCGGTACCCCCGTATGTTGGGCTGATAATATCAGCATTCCATGTGCCAGTGCCAACAGTGCCAACAGTGGTCAAACTTGATGACCCTGCTAGGGGGCTTGCCCCGATTGAGTTGTAACTAAGCGTAATTGGAACTGAACCGTTAAATGTTGACCCAGATACAGCACCCGAACCACTGTTATCAATAGTTAATACACTGTTAACTGTACCAGAACTTGATCCAATTGGAATTTTGACCCATTTAACACCGTCATAAATTACGTTATCGCCAACGGCAAATGACACGTTACCTGCGCCAAAGTTAACAGTACCTGCTGCCGTACAAACAAATTCAAAACCGTTGGTGTTATAAGCACTGGATGCATTGTTCAACGTTGGGGTATTTGTTGCCGCTGACCAACCGCCCTGGAACACAATGGCTCCTGTAATGTTAGCGGCAATAACACCTGAACCGTTAATAGTAATGGTAACACCGTCGACTTTGACCCCACCTAACTGAGTAGTAGTTGCTGTGGCTAAACGAATAGAACCTGAGGTATTTACTAGTCCTGAGCTAACTGTTGCTGGAATAGTTACTCCGCCAAGTTGTGATGTAGTAGCAGTAGCTAGGCCAATAGTGCCACTTGAGTTAGTAATACCGCTAGTAGCCACAGCTGGAATAATTACTCCACCTTTTACAGTTGTAGTTGCTGTGGGTAATACATATTGATTAGCACCGCTAATAACACCAGTTAATGAGTTGATAAGGATTGTAGTTCCGTCCACTTTGACGCCGCCCAATGCACTGGTTGTTGCTATAGGTAATGTGTATTGATTGCTTCCGCTAATAACTCCAGTAACAGGATTGATAGTAATACTGGTGCCGTCTGGTCGAACTCCGCCGATTACACTGGTTGTTGCTATAGGTAATGTGTATTGATTGCTTCCGCTAATAACTCCAGTAACAGGATTGATAGTAATACTGGTGCCGTCTACTTTAACGCCACCTTTAACAGTTGTTGATGCAGTGGGTAATGAATAAATTGGTATTGCAGAAATAGCTGAATTTACATCTGTTGTAAGTGCATACGGTGCTAGGTCTACAGTTTTAGCGTATGGTGCTAATGCCGATGTTAAATTTGATGCTAAGTTAACAGTAGTAATAGCATTGGTTTGAACATACTGCTGGGTGGCAATTTTAAAACCACCAGGAGTTGAACCATCCATTAATCGGATAGTTTTATTAGTTGTGTCGTTAACTAAAACACCGTTGGAATAACTTAATCTGTCTAAATCAGTTGCGTCATATCCCGGTAATCTTACTTGATTGCTCATGGGTTTACATCCTTGCGTTAATGTATTTATCGACCCAGAACTCGTTAGGTCTAGTCTTTGTAGACTAGTATTTATTGATTATTCTGAGCTGTCCCCAAGATTATTTAAAAACTGTCGTAGTTTAGTTGAGTCAGTTTGTGCTCGAATTTTAGGTATTGCCACTCCCTGATTAGGATCACTAATTTCACCGGTTTCTGTATCTATTGTAGCGGGTGCGGTATTTTGACGTTTGATGTTGTCTAAAATAGCACTAGACTTAGGACGGTAATCTCCGTCGCCTTGACCATCTTCCCCAGCGTCTGTAATACGTAGTGTATCCACATCAAACTCTAAATCAATCTTCATACCAACACCGCTTGAACTACGAGTTTTCATCAGTTGAATTTGATACTTGCCACGCTCACGCATGGCACGGCTTGTAAAGATACCAAACACGTTATCTGCCGTTTGAATCTTACTCAATCCGCCTGAAATATGACTGTGATCAAACTCAACTTCTTCTACAGCACCACGATTCAACTGCGCGGCTGTAACACATACCACGTTCTTTTCCATAGCCAAATTACGCAATTCTTCACTTACAAACTTGTCTTTAATGAACAAATTTTCTGCTGAGATCTTCTTAGAGATAGGCATCAACAAGTCCAAATAATCTACTAAAAGTATGTCTACCTTCTTGCCTGTTTTGATTTCAAACTCTTTCATGTAGCTACGAATGTCGTTTACAGTCTTACCTGATGGCATGTATTTGACCTGATAAGCACCGGCTTTCTTGCCAATCATGCGAACTTTCATATCCAAATTATCTATGTCTTTAAATATCTCTTTTGTTGATATACCAGTGGTCATACTATCAATTCGCATGGACACCAGTGGTTCTGACAATTCTAGAGTCAGATAGATAACATTCAGTCCTGCCAGCGCAAAATTCACGCCTAGATTGGCCAAAAACAGCGATTTTCCAGCTCCAGAACCGCCTGCAAAAATATTTAATTCTCCGCGATTAAATCCGCCGAACAGCCGCTTATCTACAGTTTCCCAACCAGTCTTAACTTGTCCATTTTTATCTTTCAAGCCCATTAGACGTGCTTTGGGATCTGCCCAATAGTCAGTGCCCATGTCTTTTTGTAGACCAATTTGTACGGCTTTCTTGATCAAATCTTCAACAGGACCGTAGTCACCTTTTTCCAGCATGTCCGCAGATTCTAGAATAGCTCGCTCTAGTCCTTTGTGTTTGGTAAAGGTTTCAAACTCTGCTAACAACCAATCTAGGTGCTCATCTTTGATCATGCCAGGGTCTTTAAGATCCACGTGTGTTGCCGCATTGACCATGTCAAAAGTTGGAATAGCATTATGTTCAGTTACATAGTTGTTGATAAACTCTGCAGGGTTCTGTAGCTTGCGATCAAATAGAGTATGATCAAAAATACTTTGGCAACGTACAAATGTTGCCGCATCTGCCATCATCATTTCCAAGTATAACTTCTGGATGTCGTAACCGTAATCTGTGTTTTGTCTTGTTGTCATATTATTCCGTAAACCAATTTTTCATTCGTAATCTAATCTTAAGTTCCATAGACTCTGCCGCCTGCATAATCAAGTAAGCAGTCCAAAGTTCTCCGTGTTTTCTTAGTGCATCGTTACAGTCTTTGACGCCATCTGCCCACTCGGGCATACTAACTGACCAGCCTAGTTCTATAGCTCGTTCTACTGTTCTTGCGCCATCTGCATCTCTATCTGGTACGACAATAACTCTCTTGCCCAGTCGATTAATCAGCATGGCCTGCTTGTCCATAATGTCTGCACCTAGTATAGCAACACCGCCTATGCTTAGTGCATCTAGCGGACCTTCTGCTACTAATACGATAGGCCTATCTGTATTTTGTGCATCTAAGTTGAATACATAACCTGGCGTTTGTTCACTTAGATACTTGGGCTTGCCATCTGTTATTTTGCGGCCAGTGTAGCCTACAATACGTCCTTCAAAGCGGAAGGGTATTATCAATCTATCGGCCAGTTCCGGACTCCACATCCAGTCGCCTCTAATGTCAAAGCCTCTGCTTAATATGTAGTCTGCTACGCCAATGACTGCCTCGGGATTTGACATTAGGGCCTGCTCAAGTGTTTGACAATCTGCAGGCAAATCCTTATCGGGTAGTGTAGGAAGGCTGACTGCTTCTAGGACTTTTTGGTCGCCTTCTACCTTAAGTGCTTCTAAACTTATCTTAGTAATAGCATCATCAGGTGCACCGCACCATTCTAAGAACTGTTTCATCTTGCGAGTAAGATGACGTCCATTTACATAACTGGCTTTAAATCCGCAATTAAAACAATGGTAACTTACACCATCTCCATGCCGTATGATTCCGCCGCGCTGGCGTGTATCTGGAGTGTTTCCATTATGTGGGCAACAAACCGCATTGAACTTTGTCCAGCCACTTGGTGTGCTTTTGCGTTTTGCAGGAAGGTACGAATAGATTGCGTCAACTATACTCATGTATAGTTATTTTAGTTTCTTATGATGATTTTGTCAAGATTTCCGGTAAGAGTGCGATAAGGCTCTACAGGCTCGATATACTTCTTATATTTGAAACGAACATAGTTATATTCGCCAGATACTGTAACGGCATCGTCAACTGGATCCCATGTGCTAGCATTAACGACAACTGTATTAACTAGTGTCCATTTTACATCACCTGCATTACTCTTATTGGCGGTGACATAGATTAATACATTACCGTTAAATCCTGTTTTAGGATATATTTCACATGTGATTGAGCGTGTTGGTGCGTCTTCATAATCTTCGTTTATTCTAGTGCCAAACTGTCCAATCTCACTAAAATAGGCGTTGGCATCAAACTCATAATTGAATACGTTAAGCACATCTGTAAAGTCTGGAGCTTCATTATACCCGTTTAACAAATCACAAGTGGCAACTAGACCAAACTGACTATCTGAATATAAAGGATAATCTACGGCATTCTTAGTCATTTTAACTGCAACACCAAGTTGTTGAGGATCAATCTTAGCAATAGTCTCTGCAGGTATTACTACTGACATAGTTCCTACAAGATAGTTACCGTTCATATCTCGTGCCATTGTACCAGCTACTTCAAATAGTTTTTTACGATCGTAATCAAAGAACATGGCTGTGATAGTTGCGCCACTAACGTCATAACGTCGTTGGTCTGAGTTTCTAATCTCAAACTCTATAGTATTTCTAATACCTTTGTATAACTTAATTGTTCTTGTGTACACTTGTCTAAACTCCGTGGTAAATCCCGCCATATCTGTCGTGACCGTGATCCGATTTGGTACTAAATAAAATTGAATTTTTTGCATTGGACTATTTTTTCACTTATGAAGGTCATACAGTATTTATGGTAAAACTTACGGAAGAAATCAGAGAAAACTTCCCTTTTATATCGGTTGTTCACTATGGCGGCATTGAATATGTCGGTGTAGTAATTAATCAAGATCAATATGTAACTAGCATCTATAACTACGAAGAGTTACGTACTGAATCGGATCGTAAGGTCTTTTTAGAACTAGGAGAAGTATGGTGGTGGGAATCAAATCGTACTATTCCAATCAGCATATTTCTAAAGAGCGAAATGGAAGCATTTCGCTACAGCATTATGACCATGAATACTAAGGATGTTACCGTAGTATTTGGGCCAACTGTTAATCTACATAATATGAGTATCAAACGTGTAAAACGTAAAATGATACAGCTAGTACGTCCTAAGCGTTAATTATACCCGTAACTAACGCCTTCGCAAATTAAATTCATCTGTACTACTATTGCCATTGCATAGGCTACAGCATGGGCTTTCTTAAAATAGTAATCGTCATTCACGGGTTTCGTCCACACTTCCTTCATAATCGTCATCCAATCCTGCCCAATCAGGTGCCTCTTGGCAGGCCGAATCATAGCGAGGACCGCACTTAATTGTTCCACGGAAGTAGGGCAAGTCTTCTTCAGTACCGTCCCATGCCCGTTCAAATGAAATAACAGATTCACAAACTCGTCTTGTAAAAGTAAATCCCATAGTGGCTCAGTCTCCATTAATTGTTTCAAATGTTCTTCACTACGTACACCTTCATAAACTCCCACATTTAGAAAGTCTATTTTAAAATACCCTCTTTCTTCTGCTGTCTTGTATTCTATTGTTGATAAGTTATTGCGCTCGTCTTTAGGTATACTAGTAACATATATACCAGTATTATGAGGCTTTACTTGTCCGTTGTCAATCCTACTAGCAGTAGTATGATTAAATAGTTCAAGCGCCTTGGTTCTGTCACTAAAGTCAATGTCAATATCAGGCATCGTTACCGTCCTTGTCCCATGTGGCTATCTTCTTCCATTGCAGTTTTCCTTCAGTTGTATACGGTACATACACTTCTCCAGTCTCTTTATCTGCCAACATCCACTTTCCAGGGCACTTGGTTTTAATAGTTAGTGTCTTGGCTTTTTTCAATTCTTCTGCTGTTGTTCCGTCTAGCAGTTTTCTCATAATGATCCTTCATCGATTACCTGTTTAACTAAAGTTAAGTCTGCCGGGTAAGTTCTAAAACGTTTAGCCCAAAAGTCAGGATTCATTACTTCAAAAATAATATTTAACTGTTCATCGTTAAATTTACTTAACATACACCGTCCACTTTCACTGTTCAATACTAACCACGGACTAATTTTACCGTCTTTAATATCATACACTGACCGATTTAAACTGACATATTTAAAATAGTGGTTCCATTGGCTGTTGTTAATATCGGCCCAATCCATCATTGTGGCAATACTTCGTTGTAGTGCTACTTCAGCAGGTTCTTTCTTGATTAGGTCTAATACATACTGATAATATAGTTCTTCTCTGCACCAATGGTCAAGTTTAACTCCACTAGTAACTACAAAATCAATATATCGATCTAAGTACAACGGATTAACATTGTGTAAGAAACTACCAAATTTTACAAATGCATTGTAGTATTGACTCTTGGCAAATTCCTCATAAGTTTTTGTAGTTTTTGCCTTTTGACTTAGTTGAAAAAATCTAACATAAGTTTGATAACCTAGCTGAACATGTTTTTCAGTTTTGGCCATGTGCCGTCTTTTTTGTTCGCACATATGTACTGCCAGTGTGGATTCCTTAACATAGGCACTGTTACAATATTGACATACATATGGCTTGTCTACGGCACTCAACTTAAATTTTATTCCTTTGTGTTGTTTTTCAAATACATCTAAATTCATAACAGCTTTTTAATTTCTGCCTCACTCATCCCCAGATCTCTAGCTAACTCTTTAGCCTCTGCTGTGGTCATAAGCGTTGCTTGTAATTCTAATTCGTCGTCTTTCATTTGTGGATATACTGACTCTAAAAACTTGTATATTTTTCCATCACCGGACTTTTTCTTGTGTCCAATCCATTCATGAAAATAAATCTTTTTCTCATCATTGCCGCACATAGCAAGCAAATACCATAGTAGTTTAGGATGTTTACTTAAACTAAAATAGTGTTTATTAAAGTATTCATTTGTTTTAAAAACTGCTAGTTCTTGTACATCTCTGTTGCTAGTTTTAATAGAACTAGCATATCTATTCAATAAGAAAAAACTCACCTGCTTTCGTTGTTCTTCGTCAAGGTCGTTCCATAGATCTCTTGCGCCCATATCAATTGCGCCAGTTAAGTCTTTGATTGCTAGTTTGTCACTCATAATGGTTTGTCTTTGCTAAGTCGATATATCATTATAGCACGATCCAGAGCCTTTTGTAAAGTCACATTGGTCTTTGCTTCTCGCCGAATCTCGCCCCAGAGTTTACTATCCATTATGTGATCGTGCAATGGTCTTCCGTCCTCAGTTCTTGGATCGTGATTCCACCCAACTTCTTTACGAGTGCTCGGATTAGCGCCAATTTCGCGAGCATAAACTGTGCCGCCATCACGCTCGTATATGTAGGTTGCTCCTGGTTTAAGACTGCCCATATTACAATAACTTATAGTGATCGATAACTTCGCTTTGACGACTAATATCTTTACAGAAAAATGCACACATGGGCTTTTCGCCTTCGTGTAATGGAACACTGAGTAATTGATTATTTTTCATCTTTGGAAAATACCATTTAACATCATTGTAGACGTTTACAATTTCAATGTTTGCATAACCGTGTCTAAAAGCACTTAGGGGATTAAACAAAAATGCTTCAAAGCCTCTATCATTTAAACTAGTAAGTGGTAACACTTCAACTTCACTACCGCATTCACTGTCCCCTACTGCTATACTCCAATCAACCGGCATAGTAACTTCATGTCCGCCAATATTTAAAACCATTGCAGGACTATTAAAACTCTCTAAGAATATTAACGGTATAAAAAAGAAATCGGGATTTTGTGGATCACTGTTATCTAGTACGCTAAAACGTATATCATCTTCTAATTCGTCGGGCATTTTAGACAGATCAAATGTCTTGTCGTCTAGTGTTAAAATCATCATATTATTATTATTTTTCCTTATTGTTGTTCTTTTGGAACTAGTATAGCATCAAATGCCATCACAGTCCTATGCCCAATTCCTTTCCACGGATAGACAGTATGCGGTAAGTGACTTGGGAATACTACAACAGTACCGGGGGTAGGTGTGTATTTCCAAACATCATTCATTATAAATTTACTAATATCTTTTGTCGCCGGCAATCTAAATAATATTTGACTGTCGCTAGGTTTGCTATTTTCTTCTAGCTCCGGTGCGCTAATATACATATTTCCGCTAAGGTGGCCGCCTGGGTGTGTATGCATTTCCTGGTAGTCACCTTCGTACTGTCGAATAGTCCAAATACTAACTACTTTAGGTTTGCAATGTTTTAGCTCTTCAGTGCCTGATTGGCTAGATATAATCTCCATGTATCCTTGACAGATAGTTTCTAACCATGTGACTAACCAATCAACACCTAAGTTAATAGAATTAGGATAAACTTGAATTTGCTGGCCGCCACGGATGCTTATCATTGGATTATCTGCATCATTTAAATCAGGCCGACCGTGTAACGATTCTGCTAGGCTATATATCTTACTAAACTCAACAGGGGGGATTTGATCAATAGCTAATACTGTTGGTTGAAAATAGGCTACTTTTAATGACATTTATTTTTCCTTATTATTGCCACGTTACTTTTTCTAAAGTAAACGGATACTTTGCTTCTTTATAAAACTTTTTGCGTTCAGTAAGATGACGCTTGGCATACTTGCATGAACTTGTTAGATCCCAGATCTGTACGAAGTCTTTGTCTTCTGCTTTTCTAATACCTCGCCCAATGCTTTGTATAACTCGGACAAAGCTCTTTCCGGGTTCCAAAAGAACCAGATTAAAAATGCGGGGGATATTAAGACCCACAGCGGCCACACCGTAAGTCGCCACAATAACCTTATTAGTGCTTGTTTTAATTTCATCATATTCTTCTTTACGTTCAGTTAATTTTACATCCCCACTGACGAACACAGCATCCGGAATATGATCAATAATAAACTTTCCAGACTCAATTCTATTGACTAGAATCAAGGTGTTACCACTTTCTTTAATGTTACTGCACAGGTTAGAAATGTATGTCATTCTATCACTGTCTGTTACCAAATATTTCAATTCGTCCTGGTAACTACGAAATTCTTGTACGTCTACCATTTGCACAACGTTCACATGACATTGACTTAGCACACCTTTTTCTTGTAAGGCGTGTGCAGAAATTCTGTTAATGACAGGACCAATAGTAGCTAAAATACTTTGAAATTCAATGTCTGCTTTAGGAACTGTGCCCGTTAGTCCCCAGCGTATTGGAGCATTGGCAAAGTTCATTGATAGTAGTTTTTTCAGTACTTCAGCTTTGGCTTGATGTACTTCGTCAATAATAACACATACTACTCCTTCAATAAACTCTGCTAGAGAGAGTGCTTCATTTTCAGCACCTTTTTTCTCTAAAATATTCAAACTTTGCCATGTGCAGATAGTGTGCGTCCTGCCTATTTCTTTACGGTCGCCAAAGTAAACACCAACATCTAAACCCACGTTAACATAGTCTTCTTCAGTTTGAACTACTAGACTCTTGTTAGGTACAATGACCAGTGTACGTCCATAAGGTTCACATAATTTGCTCAATGTAGCAGTGATAATGGTCTTACCAGCACCAGTTGCTAGCTCTTGTAGACCTTGTGGATGTTCCATGAACCCGTTAACTGCCGCAAGCTGATAGTCTCGCAATACAATAGGCTGTCCTTCAATTGGATGTCCTTTAGGCCATACTTTGCCTTGATCGGCCCAATAATTTTCTGTGATCTTTTCAAACTCAAATTTGTGATTTTCTCGTAAATCTTCTACTTCTGCAACATCGACACCACACTCATCAAGGATAGGTAGTATGACGTCTAAGTGATTGAGATAACCATTACCACCAAGGCCAAAGAAGGTGGTTGTACCGTCCCATCTACCTAGTTTATACTGAGGCATGTGTCTTGCATAAGGCAATTCAAATTTTAATTTGTTAGAAATTTTACGCCTAACTTCAACACTTAGGCCTTCAATTTTTATATTGACTTCATCTCTAATGATTATTTTACAACTGGGCAATTTGTCTTGCTCCCTTAACTTTATTATTTCTTACTACGATTGAATTGTTATAATAATACACAGTAGACAGGTCGTCTAAAAATGCTGACGTTTTTCCAAAGTCATGATTGCTTAACATTATAGCAGTGTTAGGATGCCAGTCTGCTTTTAACAAAGGCTTTGGTATTTTATTTTTTGCAATGAATACAACCTTTGTGTCTGGCCCTATATAATTATTTAAGTGGTTATCCTTGACCATTTGGTTAAATTCGTTGTAATTTTTTTGTCCATTATCTATTCTAAAAAATACAGTAATCTCACTATTGGAAATTTTACCAGATAATGCTGAAAAAATACCGGCAACTTGCTCTAATGCTTTATGATCATCATCAACTAATACCAACACCGGCCACTGATTTAAATTTTCAATGACTTCAATTAAATCAATAACCGGAACTGTCTCGGGACTAATTCTAAATCTAGTTGACGAATTGACTAGTATGTTTTTTGTTAAATCGTTGGGTGCAATTTTTCCAATTTTTTCAAGAATTTTTGCATCTTTATGGTAGATACCACATTTTTTTAATTTGTCAATATAGCTGAGGAAGTTGCCTTTTATGTCATTGGAGATTTTTGTCTCAATATAGTCAACACAATGTTTGTTGGCATTTCTTATGACCACTTGGTCATCCTCTAAATCTACGTATGGGACAAATTTTTCAGGATTTTCTTGGATTTTTTCAATTTCTTTAAAAATCATTAAAAGTTCTGGATCAATGATAAAGTCACTGTCTTGAAATTCTGATACTACTACAGCAATATTGATTTCATTGAACGGAAATTCTTTTACTGTTCCGTGCTCGGTTATCGAACCCACTAATTTTTCCTGAATTTTTGGCCATTTTTCCTGAAATGTCTTGGCTCTAATACCTTTTACTGAAATTAACTTTTTATTTTCATCGTCAGTTGATATTAAAATCATTTGTGAGCGATCAATTTCTCGCAAAGGCAACCTTAATGATTTTGTTGCCAACAGCGAGGTCACGTCAATGTTGTTTTTTTCCAAATTTGACTGGTATTTTTTGATTTTTTTCAGGGATAGCTCAAGTTGACGATCAGTCAGTGCTAGTCCATTGGCAACTTGCCGGCCAATACTTTTTATAAGATTTTTTTCGTTGTAGTCTATTCGAATATTAATAATTCGTGGACGTACACCGGCTAAAATTTCAATGGCATCTTCAACTGTTTGTGTCATACTATGTATTATACAGCCTTATTTTGTAAAGTCAAGAGAATAAACAAAAAAAGGTTATTATTTCTAATAACCTTTATGTTTAAAGAGAAGCGTCTTCCATACCTGCCACTCTAAGTTTTATAATGTTGGTGATTTGCCATTGCTTTTGGTCAAGTGCCTTGGTAATGCCTAACCATTTGTTGCGTAATAAGGCAAATTCATTGATAATTTTTTCCATATCAACAACATCTGCTTCACCTTCAACATATTTTTCAACGTCTCTACTACTTAGTGCGCGAGCATAGCTTTCTAGGTATTTTCTAAAATGACTACTTTTTAATCGACGCAATTCTATGTTTAAATATTCTAAAATTGCCTCAATTTCCTGTAACTGTGAAAATCGTTGTTCCACAACACCGGGCATACTGGCTGCGGCTTTTTCTAAATTTCCTGTTATACGGCATTCGTATCTTGCAGAAATTAATTCAGCCTCAAAATATTCCACGGCGTCTGGAATGTTACTAATATCCTTAGCAACTTTGTTATACCACACAGTTATTCCTCATCGCTGTCGTAATCTTCACTTTCGTAATCGATTTCGTCCTCGCCATCCCAGTCATCTAGATAATATTCAATGGCAGCATCAAGGTCTTCATCACCACCAATGGCGGCTTTGAGTACGTGATCACTTACACCGTTATCAGCTAGGATGTCAATGTACTTGCTTGCGACAGTTTCAATGGCTTTTTTGTCAAAAAACTCTTTCATGCCTGTCCAGATATCAATAATATGGTCTTCAGTCAACATTTTCTAAGATCTCTCCCGTGTCTTGATCAATAGTTGGTTTTACATTTTTGTTAGCAACAGCTTGGTTAAACTCAAGCATGATCTTATCCAGACCACCCTCTTCATTACGGTCCCATTCCTTGCGATACATTTTAATTTCTGTACCATCTATTGAAACGTATTTAAGTCTATTACCATCTTTTACCAAGATACCCTTAGCCTCACATAAGTCAACCATACCGCTATATGGGCTCATGCCTGTTTCATAAGGAATCTCAACTTGAACTGACTCGAAAGGTTTAGCATAACGTGTTTTCATGATCTTACATGCGGCACGAATACCATTTACTGTTGTAGTCTTATTACCATCAGCATCTGTTTTTAATTTTAGTTTACGCATGGCAATAACAATACTTGATGCATAGATAAAGCCTTGTCCGCCACTAATCTTGTCATCTGGATCGAACATGTCCTGGCTTGCGTATGTGTGATTAGTACAAACTAGTCCAACATTATAGCTACCAAACATGTTTACACAGTTACGAACAAGACTTGTAAGTGCTTTAGGTTTACGACCCATATCACCTTTCATTTCGCCTGCTTCGAACTGATTTACGTCTGTTGGTGTTAACAACATGCCCAATGAATCAATTACAAATAATACCTTAGGACGAGTTGCTTCGTCCATTGTTTTGTATTCTTTCATGAATTCACTGATAGTTTTTGCCACATCATCAATCATAGCCATGTTAAGTTTTAACAACTTATCTTCACTAGTATCAACACCTAGTGCGTGTAACCATGCTTCATCAAGAGCATTTTCACTGTCAACTAGTACAACATAAATGCCTTGTTGTTGTGCGGCTTTGATCAAGTTACCGGAACAAATATATGATTTTCCTGCACCGCTTTCGCCTGCAAGTACAGTAACCTTACCCAACGGAACACCTTTGTTAAAGTCACTGCTAATTAGATAGTTTAAGGCATAATTGCCTGTACTGATCCAGTCTGTTGGATCATTAAAACCGACACCAAGCCCATCAATACTTTTTGTCAGAGTCTTTCTGAATTTTGAAAGGTCAAATGCTTTCGTAGCCATACGTTCTCCTTGTGTTTGTAGTTATGAAGGGGCACCGAAGTGCCCCTTATATGTGATTACTGCTTTTGACGATTACGAATCATCGCAAGGATGTCTTCTGCACGACCACTACCACTTGCTGGAGCGGCTTCTGCTTTTGGAGCAGATTGTACAGGAGCACTAACACGAGGTGTTGGCTCGTCTGGATCGATGTTATCGATTGCAGAGCTAGTTGCCTTGTTTGGATCACCAGTTGCGGCGCCCATACCTGCTGGACGGAAATATTGTCCCCATGCTTCTTTGTCAAACGGCTCGCCGTCAACACTTGCTTGGAACATTTCCTTAATAACCTTAAGTTCAACATCACCTGGCTTCTTAGGCAAGAAGTCGTTTAAGTTAAACAAACCATGTGCCTTAACTGAGTCAAGTTCTGCATCAGTTAATGGACGCTCACGACGGCTCCACTTACTTGTAGAGTAGTCTGCGTATCCACCTTTACTTGTCTTGACAAGTTTAAAGTCAACGCCACGTGCAAAGTCTGTTGGCAATTCTTCCAACTCTGGATCAACCAATGCTGATTTGATCAACTGGAAAATCTGAGGTCCGATGATGAATCTACGAACTGGATTTTCTGGGTGTCCATCTTCCTTCAAGCCGTCTTCAACAACAAAACCTTGGAAAATGTAACTACGCTTTTTCCAATATTTACGACCCATGTCTTCTAAAGACTTGTCTTTAAACCAACCGCGAACTTCGCTAAGGATTGGACATGTTTCGCCGTACATTTCCATACAAGGTACTTGCACTTGTACTGGACGTGAGTCAGTTTCACCTTTGATTCCTGCGAATGGCAGTTTAATCATTAGGCGTTCTGCCCAGAAAAATGTATTATCGGAATTGCCGTCTGGTAAAAATCTTACTGTAGATTCTTTGCCCTGCTCGAGGTTCCAGAACGGATAGATTGCGTTGTCTCCAACGGGGCGATCACCGCCGCTTGATTTTGTTTCTTGTGCCTGAAGTTTTGCACGAATTTCTGCTAATGTGGCCATAATGTTTCTCCTATTGTTATGCCTATGTACTGCTTTTTTGCCTTATATTTGTTTTACACCGTGTAAAACAAAAAGTGCATACATGTTATTGTACGCACTTTTATTTAGTATTGCAACATCAAACCACGTTAAAATGTGGTCAGTTTTACCGTTTTAATATTTTGCTAGTTCTTTAATACGAGCCAACGGATCTACGCTTTCTTCTTCCTCTTCTTCTGGGTCAGTCAGTTGGTCTCCAGCGGCTGCACCAGTTAGTGCGCCCAGTGGGCCACCTAACGCGGCACCTGCTACTCCGCCTGCTATTGTCCCAAGGATACCTTCATTTCCGGGTGCGGCTATAGTCTTAGTACTTAATTTTTCAACTACGTAGTGAGCAAACTGTCCGGCTTGTTCACCAAACTTCTTCTCACAGGCAATCTTAACACCTTCTTCACCACGTGGGAATGTACCGGTCTGACTGTCATACATTGATTGAATAAACTCAACTACTTCTTTAGGAATAGCTTGTTTAGCTAGATGTCTTGCACGGCTTTGTCCAGTATGTACTGCACCACTTTTATCTTTTACATCACCGGAATCTTTTGAGTACGGGCCATCAAATGGCGGCTCTTCTTCAGAATCTTTTTGGTGATCTAACTCGCCTAACTCATCAATTTGAGTTTCAAAATCTTGGAACATGCTGTGCTCTTTTACATCTTCTTCATCATCACATTCACATGGATCTTTGTGGCATACTGAGCATTCGACTTCTTCAGCAACTAGATCTTCATAACCTAACTCGCCTTCACGTTTTTCACTTACTAGTTTATAAATGTATGGGAATACACCTTTTAGTTCTTCGTTGAATGTACGAATAGTTAGGGCATCTACCCAACTGTTGATCATATCTTCTGGAACTACTTGTGCTTCTGTTGGAGCAAATGATTCACGGAAACTTTCATAATGAGCTTGCTTTTGTAGGCTAGCGACTTCGTGTTTAACTGCTTCAATGCGTTCCATAACACGCTCGCTAATATCACCCATAGCTTCTGCCATAACGCCACTACGTTGTGTATAGTTTTTAAACTGACGAAGTTTGCTTAGTTCTTCGCTTAGTCCACTAATATGATTGCCAATGCCGTCATATGGATTGCCGCCGTTAGCCACGTGAACAGCCATTGCACGAGCACCATTCAAATGCTTTGCAGGATAACGGAAACGTTCGCCTGTTGAGCTTTCAATGTAGATGCTTTCGATACGCTGTGTACGACCAGCTGGGTTTGCATAGTTAACAGGTGCGCTGTGCTTGACAATAATCTTTGCTTCGCCCACATCTTGGTAACTAGTCTTACTTGTACCAAATAGTTTTGATTCACTCATTTTTTCTTCTCCGTTCCTTTGTGCTAGATAAGCATAATCTCTTTTTTCTAAGTTTGATTTAGCAATATCGCGTGTGTCAAACTTTAGTAAATTCTTTCTTGCAAATTGTCTTAACTCTTTTAAAAAGTCAAACCATTCATCTTTAACTTCATCAGTATGTGCATCTAGCATAGATTCATCATAGATAACAGTTAGTGCATCGTCGTCTATTTGCAAGTTAATACGACCTAATTCATCGCCTTGTACTTTATAACTTACATCAAAGAATCTAGCTGTCTCTGGGTCTGTGGTTAATGTACCATCCTCGGCACCCATTTTTACATTAGAGAAGCGGCTACGTACTTTGTTAAAAAGGTCAGTCGATATTGTAGTTAAGTCTTTCATAGTTGTATTTATTAGAAACTGCTGGAAACGAATATAGGCATAGGCGGTTCCCAATCTTCAAAGTTTTCATCTAAACTGTTAGACATTACTTCAAAAACCCTAGTATCCCAGTCGGCTAAAACTGCGCTCATACGTACTGCTAGTAACATAGCACTAACTAAATCGTCAGTTTCTCCTACTTTTGCTTTAAACGTAATGCCATTAGCAATAAACGCTTTGAGCTCACTAATAAGCGGTCTACTGTTGATTTTCATCTTGTTTGTTTCAATAAGGTGTTTTAATCGACTACAAATTGCAATTTTACTGCGGTGTGTGGTATTAAATCCCTTGCGGAATTTACGTACATGTCCTTTACGTATAGGTTCTGAAGTAAATAATCCAGGTATGTTTTCTTCGCCCACATTCTTAACAACAATAAGAGCGGCTTCACCTAGTGTGTTGTTTTCAACTGACCAATAGATATTAGAACCATTCATTTTTGGACAACATTCAGCAATGTACTTGTTAATGTCCATAAGGATTTTAATCTGTCCTTCTACTGCGGTGGTATTATGTTGCCACTCTGCTACCTGTATCATTGACGGTAACTCTATGACTTGTATGGCCGCATAGTTGCCGCCGGTTCCTAATGCAGGGTCTAATGCCACGGCGTAAATCATATCATCAGTTGGTTTCTTATACCAACGTACTTGTCCCATTTTAAGGATAGGCTCTTTACCTTCCATTCCTGCGAGGCACAAACTATTAATCAGTGTTTCTTCATAAACTAAGAACTCGCATCCGTATTCTCGACGAAAACGTTCTTCACCAATGCGTCCTAATTCTACTTGTTTCCATGCATCGTCGCGATCTGGATGCTCATGCCATTCTGCACGGAATCCGTGAAACCCATTAACACCTAATGCTGTTTCATTTCCGTGTTCGTCAAATTTCTTTTGGCTTTCTTTCCAAATATTGGCAAATGTATCTTCGTCACTGTTAGGTGTGCTTGTAATAATAGCGCGGCCACCAGTTGCTAGTGTTGGCGATATGGAAGTCCAAAATTCTTCAGCAATGTTAGGTTGTACGAAAGCAAACTCATCGCAATATAGTAAGGATATGGACATACCACGACCGGTGTTACCAGTAGTAGTAGCTGATACAATTCTTGATCCGTTGTCAAATTCAATACTCCCCTTGTTATAGTTTGTTACTCCGCATCTAATATGATCCGGACAGTCTTCATATGCATAACGAATACGTTGCATAATTTCCTGTGCGCCTGTATATTTGTGTGCGGCAACAAGAACTGTTTGATCAGGATGAAACATAGCGTACCAAAGTAAGTAACCTGCCGCGCAGGTAGTTTTACCACTTTGTCGAGGCAACATGTTGATGTTGAAACGATGATCATGATAACTGTGTAATAATCTTACTTGATAGTCATATGGATCAAACAGTAGTTTACCTTTTACCGGATGCTGAATATAGAAAAAGTTTTTTGCAAAATGAATGTAGCCAATTTCGGAGTCAGCGCAAAGCATCAGATCCTGAATGTGTTTTTCAGTGAACGTTTCTTGCCTATTGGCTTTTTTAATTAATACGCCATCTAATGATTTGCTTGCCATATGATTATTTAACGAAAAAAATAGACCCCGGAGGGTCTATTTGGCACCAATTATGCAAGGTGCTAACTGCCGACGAATTACTCAGCACCCTTACCGCTGTAGTTTTTACCAGCTGTGTGTTTAATGCCTGTTTTTGTCTTTTCAATAGTACCGCCTGTACTAGATTTCTTTTTCTCGCCTTGCTTCATTCCTGCTGTACCTTGTGCATTTTTCTTTGCATCGTCAACAGTTGGAAAGCCTTCTTTAACTTTTTTATCAGCTACTGCTTTCTTAAAAGGTTCTTTCTTATTGCCATCTTTGTCCATATCTAAGAAGTCTGGTTTAGCCTTTGCTTCTTTGATTGCTTTATAACGTGCGTCTAGTTGTTTACGGATGCTTTCCATTGGATTGCCACCGCCATTAACTTTCTTGGCCTCGTCGCCTTTGCTTGCTAGATCATCGCCTGTTGGGGTTACTGTGTTTACATCGCCATACTTTTCATTTGGTGCTGTAGTTGCATCGCCAAAGCCGCCATCTTGATTTTCATCGGCTAGTGTATCAGCCATGCCGCGAACTTCATCAGCTACTTTGTTCATTTCGTCTTTAGGAGCAGGATCTTTGCTACCTACTGGAGATTTTTCGCCTGCTTCATCACCACCTTTTTCTGCGCCAGGACCTTCGTCACCTGCTGGTGCTTTAGGGGCCATTGCAATTCCTGCTTTCTTAACTAGTGCATCTAATGGGTCCATTCCGCCTTCGGGTTCGCCACCAAAGCCCGGCTCATCTAAACTTAAAGCAGGCATATTCATTGGTGCAGGAGGAGCCATAGTTGGCATTGGAGCTTGTGGCATTAATGGAGAACCTACTGGTCCTGCTGCCAACGGGCTTTCTGCCTTGTGCATTAGATCTAACAAGCTCTTGATTTGATCAATACCTTGTGCGTTTAAGTTAACACTCATAGATACTGGAGGAGCAGATGGAATGTTGCTCATTGTGTCTGGCATCATGCCACACTCTGCTAGAGTAGATTCTGTTACTGGCTTTTTACCTTGATCTATATCTCTGATACGACCAAATAGTTTATTAAAGTCTAAATCTGATTTCATATTATTTTCCTTTTACCGGTGATGGTATTGTATTTTGTTTAGAACCCACCGGGCTAATACCTACACTAGCTTCGGGCATTGGAGATTCTTTTTCTTTAGGTTGTCCTGCACACAAATCTTTTGAATCTTTTGCAAGATCTTTTAAGAAACTACTAATGTGCTTTTCTCCCACTAGATTCTGTGCTGTCTTATCAACTTCAGATTCTTGTGGCTCTCCTAAAACTGGAGTCATCTTTTCATTCATTTCTGCTTCATATTGTTCGCTTGGTTCATTAGCAGTTCTTACAACTACTTCACAACCGCAAACTTGTTTGATGTAAGCTTCTAATACTTGGGGAGTTGTTGGATAGTGACACTCTAAATCAAACACTGTTACATGCGAGTTCTTTAAATTTGGAAAGTCTAAAGGAACATCTTGAATAGGTGTACGTTTGCCCTTGCTTAGTTTAACAACGGCAAACTTTTCCATTGCTGAGTTTAATTCAGAAGAAAAATCTTCAGATAAGTCTCCTGCGACTTTGATCTTAAATTCATAAGTCTTTTTGCTTTCTGTTAGATATTCTGTAAATGATTTCATCATGGTCCCCACTGTAGTATTTATTTCATTTGCTTTAATTTTTCCAGCAGGCTATTACGGTCAGTTATTAGCATACCTTCACCAGCTATCATGCCTTCTTCGCCTTGTGGCTTAGAATCTTGGTCAAGTTTGGCTTTTTTAATCTGTAATTCAATCATTTTTAGCTTTTTATCAATTTTAGCTGACTTTGCATCAATGGCGTTTTTTAATGCAGACTGTGCTACCTCAAAAATCCTGCTAGAGTAACGTGCTTCTACATTCATACCTAAATCCATTAGATCGTCGTAAGCATCAGTAGCACGTTGCGCTAGACTATCAAATTCTGCATCGCTAGCATCACCTAATCCTTTTACACTAGGTAATGCTGTGGCAATTTTATCAATTTCTTCAATATCTCGAAAGAAATTATCTGCAGGCATTTTACTGCGAGCTTCTTCTATTTCAGCTCGACTTGCACTAGCGGATTTTTTAGCAATATCCTTACTTTCAGGAAGGTTTAGTAGTTCTTCAAGTTTCTTTGTCATATGAATACTTATCGTTTGTCGTTATGAAAAATATCGTTTTCTGAGACAACTCTAAAGAATATGCCGGTTTGTTTGGCCCATGCTCTTGCGGCTTCCCATTTAGCCATATTTAATACTGCATGGGCTTGACTGTGTTTGCTACGACCTGCTTCTTTAAGACTAGTTTGTTTTAAAGGTTTTACTTCAATAATCTCAGCATGAGCTTTGCCGTTTTTGTCAACATAGTTGATAAAGAAATCCGGGACATATACTGTTTGTTTACCGGTAAACGGATTACGATAGGGAATTTTAATTGCTTCGCTTGACCAATTTTGCACGGCAGGGTTGTTATCACAAAATTGCATGAAGGCCCATTCCCACGAGCTACGGTATGTTGGATTTTTATTTCCTATATACTTTGCTGGGTTTTTAGGTATAAACTTTCCCTGTACAAACTGCTTCATACTACAATATTTCTTTTCTCAAGTAAATCAGTTGTATCGGGTCTCTTATATCCTAGTGTGGATATTTTTTGTCTATTATAGTTGAGAACTTGTGCAATCACTGCTGATATCTTAATTTCTTCTAATTTACCTAAAGTATCTAATAAAGTAAAAACATTAACATTATCTATCTTAGCTTGTTGTAATAGAATAATTGCAGTTGAATTACTAGCTAGGTCGTCAAAGCCGCGTTTCTGAAAAAATCCAACTACGGCATCTATCTCTGCGGCTGGGAAGACAACTGGCTCAATAAAATACATGTCAAAGAAATGTTTGACTTCATCGCTAGAGTCTGCGTTAATAATATTTAAGGGTAGATTAGACGTTGCCATTTATCACCTGTGATTTAATTAATTGATATTGACTTTGCACCTCCGGTGCTCCGTTAATTACTTTTTCCAATGTTGTAGCTTTATATTGTGCTTGGGCCGATGCACTTAATGCGTTCCACCTAGTGTTTATTTCAGTAAGGTTTCCGGCACCAATGGCCTTGCCAAACACTGCTGTCCTAGCTAATGAATCTAAAGATCCAGGTCGAGCATCAAAGAATGACTTTACTTTAGCCGCAGGTAATGGTCCTAGACCTTGTGTTATTTGTGTTTGATTTGCCGCAGTAAAATCTCCTTGACCTGTACCACCAGTCTTTGGAAATAACACATTAGCAACTCCGCTAACGTTCACCCCGGTTGCAGAACTCAGTGCGCCAGTTAATAAATTAAACCCTTCTTGACGTATGCCTTCCGATGTTAATTTTTTAGAATTATTAACTACTGCCGCACCTTTAATTAATGTACCTAGCAATGCTCCTGCACTACTAAATGCTGATCCACTCGAAATAGCTCCAACAATATCAACTGCTCCGCCTAGAATACCGCCTTGGCCAAATAAGCCAACTTTGCCGCCGCCTAATAATGATAATGGGCTAGGTGATTTATCATAAAATTCTTTTGCAAATCCATCAGGGTTGCCAGTACTAACCTGACCTTGTCCGTAAATCACAGCTTCATACATAATGCTCATTTTATTTGCAGATGTATCTGATCCGTTACTATTATCCATATTATCATGTTGCCAACCAGTTATAATAGGGTTAACTAATGTATAACTTTGATACTGTTGTTTACTCAATTGAAATATTTGTATGGTACTAAAGAACGGAACTGATTGATCTCTATCAAGTCCGTATCTATAAGGATTGAATCCTTGAGTGTTATCCAAACGACTGTAGCCAGGTGGCACAGCTGAAGAACTTGATCCAGACGTATCTGATGCACTACCAAATAATTTTGTTATTCCTGGAACTACAGTATTAGCCAATGTTGAGAAAAATCCTGTTGCTCCTGCTCCACCTGCACCCCCAGCAGAACTATTATGACTAGAGTCAGCAAAATAATACCCGTAGTATAGACTCCATAATGCTGTAGTGACGCCAAGGTTATCATCGTGAAATGCAATATTAATTGGCTCGTATTCTAATTTTGTTTGTGTTGCTCGTTTTCTATTGTATTGTTGTGCAACATCTACTTGAATTTTAAATTTAGGTAAGTCAATTGATTTAACTAATAATCCAACAGTTCGTTGATGTTGTTCTTTAAAGTTAGTACCAGCTAACGGCACATCATTAAAGTTAAAAACCACATGATATAGAAATTTTGTTTTAGGTGCAAGTCTAAACGCACTAGTATTATATAATCTAGCCGCATGTGCAAAATCGCCAAGGTTACCCTTTGGGTGGCCAAGGCCGTTACCTAAATTATCTAAAAAGCCGTCTAATATACTCATAGTAATATTTATCGATTAGAATAAAGTGGAGAGATAATAAAAAAGGACACCAAAGTGTCCTTTTAGAGCTCCCGGAATCAGTAGGGTTTAAGCACCGCCAGTTACGAATGTGCCTAAGCTACGTCCGACTGCTGTTCCAATACCTGTTCCTACTGGGCTTTGGATAGCATTATCATAACGAATAGCCAACTGGATAGTTACTGGTTCGTTATTTGCGTATGCTAGAGTTTGATAGTTTGCGTTCTTTACATAGCAACCATAAATTTCCCATGTTTCAAGAACGTTAGCTGTGTTAGCACCGTTACCACCGTCTAGAATTTCAATTCTAGTTGTGAATTTGTAATCGATACCAGAAGCCGCAGAACTTTGCTCATAGAAGTCAAATTGTTTCTGTAGTTGTTCGCCAACAAGTTTCTGCACTTGACCTGTAACGTCATCACGTAAGTTAATAGTGATGTCGTTCCATGTGTGCTTGCCTGCTAGACGTACTGTTGAGTTATAAACATGAATATCTACATCAGCAAAATCCAATGTTGGTCTTGTGATGTCGACAACTTGTTTTGTCAACTCAGTTGTTGGTGTTGATACGCCAAAGTTTTCTAGTGATACTCTAAAACGATATTGCAGTTTAGGCATCAACAAGCCTTGAGTGCTTGCTGATTGATCACTTACTAAGGGTACTGTTAGTTTGCTTAATGTTGAAATAGACATTTGTTGTCTCCCTTATTTGTATTTATTATTTGCCTAACCCTGCAATCTCACCAGTGTTCTTCAAACGCACTGGAATGTAAATAAATTCCACTGCTTTTACTGGTTCAATAGCAATGTCTACGTGTAGTTCGCTACGATCAATTCTGTTAGGTGTATTGTTACTTTCGTCACAAACAACTAGGTAATCGTATAGAGCACGTTGACCAACTAGTTCTAGCAATAGGCTTTCAACCTGTTGTTTGATTTCGTCACGTGTAATCTTATCGTTAGGTTCAAAGATATAAGGTTTAGCCAACTTGTTCAACTGATTACGTAGGAAAATTACCAAACGTGCTACGTTGATACGATCTAAAGCACTTGCACCTTTAGCACGAGTCTTTTGACCAAAGTTAACTAGACCTGCACCTGTAAAGTATGTAATTGGATTAACTTTTACATTATACAATGTGTCACGCTGTCCGTCATTTAGTGCAACTGATTTGAACTCGCCTTCTGCTGTAACATAACCAACTGCTGTTGCGTTTGTAACATTACCACGACGTGTTCCTGCTGGAGCAAACCATGGATAAGCAACTTGGTCGTTTAGAGCAATAGTTCTTAAGATCATGTGGCTTGGAGGAACTGCGATATTCTTTCCAAAGTTATCACTTGTGTAACCCCATGGATAGAATACACCTAAATATTCATCAAAGCTAACTAGACCATCATCGTTATCTTCTAATGCACCCATTAAGTTAGTGCCCCAGTTGTTTAAGTTAGTAGCACTTGGCTCTAATCTAGCTGGAGTATCACCAACAACAAATGCTGTTAGTCCACGATCGTAGTTTAGGTTAACTAGTTCGCCAATTAGCTCAGGATATCCTGGGCAAGCTAACAGGTTAAAGCTATTACGTTCATTGTCACGAATTTCTTCGTTATTATTAACCGTGTGTTGTAGACTCTGGATAATAACTTTACGCTGTGCATGACGACCAAATGAACCGCTGCCGTCTGTTTGATTTGCACTTTCTGTTACCCAACGATCAGCAAAGTAATCAGTCATTGTTTCGCCGTCGCCAGCGCCAAAGCGTCTGTTAATTGCTGTTTGATCAATGTAGTTACGAACATAACGCTTGACATTAAATCCGCTACGACGAGTATTCCATAGCAACATACCTTCTGGATATAGTGCAGGATCTGGACAATCAAAATCAACAAAGTCGCTTTCTAATAATGCTGTAATTGATGCTGGCATGTCAAGATCGCCGGCGGTTGACCAACGTGCGTCAGCAAACACAATACCGTTTTCTGTTGTTTGATCAGTTACATCAATTAGATCCCAACGCTTGAAGCTGTTGTTCCAACGCTTTAACAATGGATAGTGTTCTAGATCACTAGTATCAACCCATAGATCAAGATCGGATGGATCAGCTGGAGATGTTGGGCTAACTGTTGGACCGTCTGCATTAGTGTCTTCTGTTGGAACATAATTTAAATAACCAACCCAATCTGTACCATTGTTGATCATGATATCAACTTCGTCTACTACAGAGCTATACCATAATTTGCCATCTGCTGTTTTAGTAGTTGGCGCAGTATCGCTAATGAAGTACATGATACCAACTGGTATGTTACTCCATGATGTAGTTGTATCTCTATATTTTACTACGAAATATGCTTCTGGAGTATCATCATACTGTACATATACTGTGTTAACTTTAATGCCTGAACCTGTATAATTACGGTTAGCATCAGAAGTAGGATCTCCTGCAGGATTTATTAGAGTATAGTTTAGTGGATCAAGAGCCTTGTTTGCCACTTGATCATTGGCATACACTGGAGCAGTTAATTGTTCCCATAAACGTGTTGCACTGTTATAGACCTTAACACGCCATCTTGCACCAGCATTTGGCTCAGTAGTTTTGATCCATACAGAACCTGTTGGACGATTATCTAAAGAAGCCTTATATTGTGGAACTTGTGTATGCTTGCTGATCTGTAGTTTAGGTGCCATGTATTCTTGGGCTATAATACCAAGTGCTCCTAGTAGATTGCCCCCACCAGATTGACTAATTGTTAAACTGTCACGACTTGCACTAACTGTAAAGATTTCTAATTTGCCTGCGGAATTTTTTCTAGCACCAAATGGGCCATCTTGATTATTAATATCAGTAACTAGACCGTCTACTGTAGTACCAGATGTTGCAAAAGGTGGTGCGCCTGATATTGTTAATGTTGTTGTTGGTAGGCCAGTTGTTGTTCCGCTGGTTTGACTGATTGTAGGCCATGCTCTTACCCACTGGTCTGATCCAATAACTACCCATGCGCCGTTGCCTTCTGGAGGTATACCGTTTGCATCGTATGCGCTCTTGTAGTAAATTTCAACATATTCATCGTCTAAGGCCAGTCCATATGAGCCTGCGGCTGCGTTATTATCGAGTATGTCTAGATATACTGTTGGAACTTGGTTGGTAAATGACTGGCCGCCAGCTGTTGCTGAACGTCCGTCCCATTGGAAAATACCGTAGGTTGAGCTTGCAGTATCTAGCCAGAAAGTACCATCTTCTGGTTCTCCGCCTGGGGCTTGTGCTCGTGCTTCTAGTTCGTTTAGGTCAATATCTGCACGAACAACTAGTGCAGAGTTACTTATTCCTAAGAATGAATATGCGGCTTGCAGGCCGTATTCGTTTAGTTCACCAGCATGAATTGGATTGTTGTTTGTATCTTTCTTGAATACTGGATCGCCAAATGTCTCAGCGAGTTCACGCTGACTTGTAATTGTATATACTGTGCCTGTTTTCGAAGCTGTAGTTCCTAATGCTGTTCCCGATCCTGATGATGGGACCTTGTTCGCACCTGTCGCCACAACAAATAGTGGACGGGTGCCTGGTTCAGCGGTTGTGTAAAAACTTTCGTCGATTACAGAAACCTGTACGCCTGGTGATATTAAAGCCATTTTATGGTCTCCTTCTTACTGTTAATATTTAGCAGGTATTTGGTAAAACAGCTACTTATAAGTCAGAGAAAAGGGCAGAAAAAGGGCTAGTATAAATATAAGATGCGACCACTATGTAATATATGCAAAGAACGGCCTTGTGCAGTCAACTACTATAAGGATAAGAAACCTTTTTATAGGCGCAAGTGTGACGGATGTGCTAGAGGCACTACACCTAGCCAACCTCGGTGGTTTCAATTAGGCTATCGTAAGAAAGATGCCTGTGAGAAATGCGGATATAAGAGCCGACACTCTGAGCAGTTCAATGTATTTCACATAGACGGCGATCTTAACAACTGCCGTCCTGCAAACCTTAAGACAGTGTGTGCAAACTGTCAGCGAGTCCTACATAAAGAGGGCGTTCGTTGGCGTCAAGGTGATTTGGTACCAGATTTCTAACCTGAAGATATAGGTCATCTATAGTGGCATTGTTGTCTAGGATATGATCAAACTTAGTGCCTACCCATGCTGTTTCGCTAGCATGAATTTTAAGTCGTTTTATACGCTCACTGCTGATAGCATAGCTTAGGTTGCGATCGCCTTCATTCATGTTAACAGCATCTTGATACCATTCAGGTAGTTGTCCACGCTGTACCCATACAATTTCGCCACCTGCGGCTCTAATTGATTTGATTTCGTTAGGAAAGCGACAATCGCTAATAACAATGTCATCTTTTGAATTACGGAGTTTATTCTCTAAGCTGGCAATCCATATATCGTCATGGAATGCTTTACGGCATACTTCTGTGCCCCAATATTGCAGGATCCAACGTGGTGTAAGATTGGGCATGTTTAGGCGTTCGCTCCACCACGGATCTACTTGTTCACGCCATTCACGAGCACTTTTTGTACGGCCTTCTAGCATGGTTCGATCCCAGCCAAATACCTGTGCTACTGCGTCTTTGAGACTGTTGGCAAAACTTTCTCGTCGAAATCCGTGAAAGTTAGTAAGATAATCAGCAACAGTGTCCTTGCCTGAACCAATAAAACCGCACACACCTATAATCATAGCGTCTCCTAAAGTAACGCTAGTATATAACAGTTTTATTACAAGGTCAAATAATTTTTAGCCAAAAGCAAGTTTAACATTAAGTCGAGTTAGCCGCAATAGTATTATCCAATAATAAATGTATAGCCGTGGCCGCCTGCTACCTGTTGCATTAGATCTGTTTCTAACTTTTCTATTTCAGCTGTACCTTCGCCTTTGATTGCTGTACCGTTTAGGCTAGTTCCGCCCTGTGGTCCTGCTATCTGTGCAAATTTTTCACGAGCATTACCCAGCATGACTTTACAGTTGGCCAGTGTGTAATCTTTAACCCATTGTGCCGCATAGACATCATTTAAAATACCAATGTCCGGGCGATAGTTGTAGCAGTATAACATTAGTTCTTCGTCGTTAGTACGTGGACGTTGTAGTAGTGTTAGTTTGTGCGTTTGTGCATGCCACTTGAACTCAATAAATGCACCAAACATTTTACCAATCATTTCTTGATACTGTGCAAATAGTTCATAGGTCAGTATGCCGCCCATGTTACTACTTGCTAGCAAATAGGTGTTAGAATAGGCCAAGTTGAATGGTTCAAAAATAGTGCCACCTGTACCTGAACCTGTTCTTGATCCTACCGAACGTCTAAAAATACTGCGAACTTCCACAACTTCTTTGGGAAGTATGTAGGTATTTTGGTCTGCTACTGTGGTCAAAAACATATAGCTTTCTTCTACACTACTGTCGCCGCGTTGACGATATTTTGCCAGAGCTCGTTGTAGTGCTGTTTCGTAATGTATGGGGTCAAGCTCAACATCAACCATGCCTTCGCCTAACATGGCTTTACAATAAGTGTAAACTTCTGTACGTGCTTGCTGTAGTTCGTTAATTTCTTGTGGCATAAGTGTCTCTTTAGTGTATTTAGCGGTTTATTAAGTTGGTCCGTCTGTTACTACCGGCACCTTTACAGTAACTCCTGCTCTTATAGTTACACCTGGCCCTATGGTTAATATTGTAGCACTCATAGATTAACCTAACCTAGTATAACCGTAATTCACAATCACAGGGCCTACACTGTTGTTGGTGATACCAAAGGTAAAGGTCCGAGATGCATTTCCCACAGTGGTTCCTCCTGTAGTTATTTGACCGGCAGTGCCCGTAATCTGAGCGGGCATAGTGTCGAGCACTAACATGTTTCCCGTATCGTAATACCAACCGTATTGGCTTCCTAGGACAGGAACATTTACATTAGTCACAACCACTGTGGCTGTATATGTAACTATACCATTGTCACATGTTCCATTCACCCATAGGGTATAGGTGCCTGGTCCAGGCACACTGAAGTTTTTAGTGTTGGCACCTGTGGCTAATGTCCAACTGTTTGTATAGGATGCAAACTTGCTTGCGGTAACTGTTCCATTAGTTGGCGCAGACAAGTTGCCACCTACGCCAAATGTCCAGCCTTGTGAATTGTCCACATCGGTCATTATCACTATGTCAGCATTGTCTGATTGGAGTGAGAATGCACCCCAGGTTTGTGTTCTAATAATACTTTGATCCGGCAACTTTGTTGTACCATCTGTGCCAAAGGTCCATTCGTTTTTATTACCACTAAAATCAGTAGTTAATTTTATATCTTGTGGAGTTACTTCAAACTGTGTAGTTCTATCATTGTCAAGGTCTACCTGACGATTTTGTACAACAAAACTTACACCGCCTTGAGCGTCAGGATTGAAAACTTGAACGGCTAAATCATTTCCTTCTTGGCCGAGAATATCTCCGGGAACAGTTAAGTTGCCAGTATTACCAAGATGCCATTCGTTGCTATTTGAAACAAGAGCTATGTAACCATCAACGCCGATTGAGGTAAGTTTTATTGCGCCGCCTGACTCGCCATCTGCGGTGATTCTCATTTCTGCTAAATTACCTGCACGATGCGTTGATATCGAATCTATTGGAGTACCACCTAATGAGTATCTTTGATAGGTTAATCCGTTGTCAGCACTATTTCCACCAATAGTAACACCGTGACCATCTAATGCGACTCGCATTACCTCTAACGGAGTAGTAGGACCAACTGTAATAAAACCACTTGAATGAATAGCAGACTGACCACTGTTTGTAGGCAATGTTAGATTACCATCTGTGCCAAAGGTCCAATTTTTGGTATCAGCTGATAGTTTGATAGTTGCGGTAGATTTAACAGTTGATGGATATTCTGGACCTGGACCTGTAGCGAAATTAGCAGACCACTGACCCCCGCCAAGGTCGTTCACAACGCCAAGTGTCAAGGTAAATGTATATCCTGGAATACCGTGATCAGCTTGGGTAAAGTTCCAAGAATCGCCTGATTGATAACCTGTATTGTGATCCCATACTGTGTCGCCACCACTGATCATTGTTTCATAACCATCACCGTTTGCAAGAGGTTGGAATATCACTGTATAATGCCAAGCATTACCGCCGCCGCCTGCGTGATAAACAGGCACTAGGTTTGCTGTAAATGTTATAGGTGCTGATGCGGGTAGTGTCAAACTACCGGTTGCGCCAAAGTTCCAAGACTGACCATATGCAGAAGATAGTGAAACTGACTTGGTGTTGGCATCATAACTGTCACGTATGGCAATGAGTGAGGCTCTCATGTCATTATAGAATTGAACTGTCATTAGTGGCAGAATAATCAATGTTGCACCAGGAGTACTTTGTAGAGTATAGGCAGTGGCTAAGAAGTCAATATAGCCTTGAGCAGTGGTGCCAGTTGGATACCAGTCGACCATTGGCCAACCGCCAGGCGGTACAAGACCGTTGTTAATTGTGGCTGTTATATAGCCACCACGAATAAATTCCCAT